CGCCACAATCGCGTGCAATAAGGGTGGGTCTAGCTGAATCATGAGCGTCTCGACTGCCGCCTGGAGGAATTGGTCCTTCTCGGTAATGCCTGCAGGGAGCCGGATGTCACCGCCGACGAGCGGGAGAGGTGGGTCCATTGCTTTGTAACCTTTGCCCTTCTGCCGATTCGGGCACTGAAAAATAGCGACCGCCTGGTCCTTTTACCACTTTATAGCCACGGGCTTCTTCGCCAGCCACTCCCTGGTCCCATGAATAATGCTTGCGCCCTTTGAGCATCAGAAATACTTCTTTACCCGGCCATTTTTCACGAACCTTCTGCGCCAAATCATCTCCAAGAAGGTCGAGGTCATTCGTCACCGTTCCAGAATGCGCGTAATAGCCGGGTGGACGTATAGCACCTGTCTGTTGATCTTCCTCCTCGTCGTGCCACACCCACGATTGGTTCGCACCTTCGACAACCACCTCTGGGCCTTGAAATTCAATCGGCTTAGATTCAGGAGGTAATGGGGCGCGACTATTTAACACATCCTCAATGACAAAATCATAAGAGTCTGAGTCTGGATCAAACGGCGGCAGTGCTGGTTGTGCCTGGGGTTGTCTTGGTGGCGGGCTCACCGACCCCATCACCTCTTGCTGTGCCAATGGCGAGGGACGCGGCAGTCCCCTCTCCTGCATTCCCCCAATCGTATTGCGTGACTGGGCCATCAGTGCATCCATCCCAGGTATTCAGTGCCAATCTCCCGAAACTTCACCGCCTCCGGACGCTCACGCACGGGCTCCAGGCTCAACCATTCGACGCCGGAGACCACCGCGTAGCGCGTGGCATCCATCAGGTGATCGTTCTGCTTCACCACGCGGCCTTTTCGGTCCCGTCGATACAGCCGAAATTCCTCAATCCATGACTTGCAACTCGCAAACACCTTCAGCTGACCGGTACTGAGCAGGCGCCACACCTCCAGCAATCCAGACTCCACCGCGTTCGGTGCCATGTCGAGCGACAGTCCCATGTCCACGTAGTCCTGGATCAGCTGGTTCCCATCTCGCTGGCTGCGCCCACGAGACGCCGGGTCAATGCGCCCGGGAATCCACAGGCCGCGCGACCGAATCGCGTCGGCGTGAATCGACGGCTCCGCCTCCCCGCGCTTATGGACATTGTAGATATATCGAATCCCGGCCTCACGGTCATACGCCAGCCAAATGGCCGCTGTGCAATTCCAGCCCACGTCTAATCCGTAGCCTCGGGGGTAGTGGTCGGGAATCGTGAAGTCCTCCACCACGACATCGGTTTCCGGTACCGGGAAGATGGCGCCAGACCCCAGCTGCGGGACACCCTTGGTGCGAGCCTCGCGCTGATGTGGTGGAATGGACGCAATCAACTCCGTCTTCTCAACAGACGAGAGGTGGGGGACGTCATCCCAATCCGCCATCACCACAAACTTACTCATTCAGTGCGCTCCGCCCACGTCTCAGGATACACGTAGATGGGCGTCTGCTCCCCCACCCAGGCGCCTATCACATTGAATTCCAGATACTCGACCGCCTCAAGGGGGGACATCCCGTCACGAGCGATCAGCACCTGTATCATCGCACCGACATCGTACACCGCCACGTCTGGGCGACTACAACGCCTTCCCACGCCGATAAAGGCCTCCTCGAATCCGTCCGCACACAGCAACTCGTCGTCGTCCTGGCTGATATCGTAGAGCCAGTCTCGTACGGCTTGTCTGGCTAGGGATAAAAGCGGTTCCTGGATCATTCGCTCCCCATCACACGGACATCAGACCGGGTTTCGATCCAACAGCGTGCGCCACACTTCAAGGGACGCTCCTCCCGGTGAATCACCGACGCGACCACCACGCCCTCATGCAGAATATCCACACGGCTCCCGTAGCGTTTCTTGGTCCCCGACTCTTCTACGCCAATCGCCGGAGCCGACACCCCGTGCTTCTTATTGCTCGCCAGGGTGTGGCGATTCACATGCACACGCTTGAGACGATTCACGCCTCGCTGTCGTCACCGCCGCTCCCGATCGGCTGGTGTGTGAAGAACCGCAAAATCACATTTGCCACCGCGAGCACCTGCGCCAATTGCGTCGGTGAATTCTCCTGCATGGCCGACGCCACACCCAGTGTGGCGATATTCAACCAGAACGTCTTGCTCGTCCACCATTTTTTCATGTCGTGTCTCCTGCTGTCGTCGGCGCGCCGTCGACCGGCATGCGGCCACCGGGCAGAAACTCCAGGACCAACGGCGTCATCCCCTGGAGCGGTGTAAAGGTCAGCATCAATAAGCCGCCCTCGAAGTCATGCGTCTCCGCCGTCCGCAACAAGCACTCCACATAGATGTCATCCGGCGGCTCTTCGTCCAACCAGATGCCATGTTTCCGCGTGCCCTGAAACGCCTCTCGACGCTGGTCGTAACTCTTGAGGCCCAACTCCGAGAGGCACGGCGCCCCGTGGTGCCGCTCGACGTGCTTCACCCACACCGTCTCGATGGCGTCGGTCACGCCTGGCTTGCGAGAAAAATGCTCAATCAGGTGGCGCGGAATAAACCCGGACCCGATCGCATTCATCGGCCCCATCAGTTCCAACTGTCCAATGTCGCGGACGGTCTTCGAGGTGTCACCCACCGCCCACCAGGTGACCGGTCCCGTGAACTGCCGCCCTTTCCACCAGCGTGGATACAGCCCCGTGAGGTGCGCGGTCGTTTCATACGCTCCGGCCTGCGTCTTCCCAATCCGATTCGCCGCAATCAACAGACGCTCGCGCTCCGACGCATTGAACCACGCCAGGTGCTTGCGATACAGCACCCGACACATCCCTACATGGTCATCGGGGTTCCGTGACCGGGGGCGACACTGGTCCGTGCAATCCGGGAAGTAGGTGGCGAACTTGCCCCGGTCCCGCTCCACGCGGAGCGCGTCCACGGCGGCGATCATCTCCTCTGGGGTCAGCGTCATGGCGTTTGGCTCGGAGTCGTTTGGCCTTGCGGCGCTTATCGCGTCGTCGCATTAGTGACGGGTCACCGTCATGGTGCCTCCCACAAACGCCGCCAGGACCGGCGCCAGTTGTAAAATCATCTCCCCCACAAACGCGGGGGTCACCGCCGACCAGGCGTCCAGTTCGGCAATCTCCGCCCCAATGAGCCCGCACGCCGCCATGACCGCCATGGCCCCAACGCTGTGCCCACTCGTGAGTGTCCCTGCGGCCATCTCAATACCCGCGCGGTGTGGGACGCGGTTTCGGTTTCGGTTTCGGTTTCGGTTTGGCTTTCATCGTGACATCCCACTCTCTATGTCGAAAAATCCTACGATGACCACGCGCCCATCTCGCGCGCTGGTCCCCCAGCCAGCGGCAGGCACGCGCCCGTGGAAGGCTGATGATGGATAAACCAGGAGGCGATTCGCGCGCATCGGGCAGACCCAGAGACGTGTCCAGGCGGTCGCATCCGACGCATCCTCACGCAGGAGTCGGTCGTGCTCAGTCGGCGAGAGATCGGTGGGGGCATGTGTCCCATGTGTCCGGTGTCGAAAGAACCCCGTCCCGGCTGTCACGTCAGCGGTGACGTCGCGCTTCGGCACGTCTCCGCAATATAACACGCACGCATAGGCGCCGCCCATTCCATAATCTGTGTGAATCCGTATCGTCGCCTCCTCTGCCTCAGTGGACAGACGGGCAAAGAGGTGGTGCATCCTCACCGCGCCGCCCAGCAAGGGGCTCACCTTTCGGTAGATCGCTGCCATCACCCAGCGCACCACGTCCTCCGGGAGATGCGCCACGCAAAACTCGTCGTCCCCGTGGGTCTCTCCTCGGAACGCTGCACTGTCCGTCGCCCATCGACGAATTCCCACGATCTCGTGACTGACACCGTCAAAGACCCATGGGCCTAACCCGGGCGCGGTAAAACGCTCAGGTGATCCGCACTGATGACACCGACCCTCCAGGTTGATGCAGCCACACGATTGGCATCGCCATGACATAACCCGCCTCCATCCTTCCGCAGTGCCTCTGCGCACCGTCTTACCGCAATACCCTACAATATACCCATTTTCCACTGCCCTATTCGGGTTATTTCTTGCGTTTATTGAGCAGTGATTTTGTCTGGCGGGGTGCGTATTCAGGAATAATTCCGTGAAGTACCTGTGCGCCAGCGTACTGCGGCGTACTGCACTGTCGCTTGTGGCACCCCATTCCCAGTGTTCCCAGTGTTCCCAGTGTTCCCAGTAGTCCCAGTAGTTTTGACTCTCCCCAGGCCAGGACCACTGACAGGGGCCGTCCTTTTCCTCCGATCGTCAAAAAAATGACAGACCTCCCTTCTTTTCTCTTCACTTCCCTTCACTTCCCTTCCCTTCCCTTGGGACGGAAAAGTTGGGAACTTCCCGGGGATTCTGGGGACTTCCGGGAACTTCCGGGAATTTCCGGGAATTTCCGGGGGATTCCGGGGGAATTGTCCGCTCACAGGTAAGTCCTTTGTTCCCAAGGGTTTACTTGGTTTGGGTTTTGGGGGGATTATAGTCGCGAACTGTGGCTGGGACCCTATAGTGGACCCGGGGGGGGCTTTTTTGGAGACTGGATGCACCCCCCCCCTTCATCTCTAGGTCAACCGCCCAACTCAGTTTAGGTCAACTGACCCACCATTTAGGTCGTATCATTGTTTAGTGTCACGTTCGGAGTGCTGCTACCTCCTGGTCGTTGCGAGTGACTGCGACACCTCTACCAGCGTGCGGTTGGCGGCCTCGACGCGGTCCAGGTCCTGATCGCTGAGGCGAGCGAGATCGTCGGGGGTGAGGTGGACGTGGGCCTGCACGGCAGGGAGCAGCCTGTCCACCAGCATCTTGAGCGCTTGGGTCTTGTCCCACGTCTTGATCCGAGTCCTGGTGCCACCTCGCCCGTCACTGTCCACCGACACGGATGCCACGGCACTCGCCACTTCGTCTGGCAAGCTCCGGAGCGGCAGCGGCTCATTGTCCGCGTCGACCAGGAGCCGCACGTCGGAGAAGGCGATGGCTCGAAGCTCGCGGATGACATCTTCGGCGCGGAGCCCGACCTTGTTTAAACGGGTTCGGTGCTCGCGCTGGATCAGCGCCTGGACCATAGGCGAGGATAGGAGCACAGATCC